CATCTATAAACCATTTACGAAATATTTCAAATCCAGTATATTTAAAATTTAATTTGTCAAGAATGGTATAGAATTCATCTGAAATTTTTTCTTTCAGCATTTCAGAATAATCTTCTAGATAATCAAGTTCTATATTTACAGGGTATGTTTTTCTTCCAGAAATGATCGATTCATTTACAATTTCATCTATTGCAAGTTCACATTCTGGTTGCATTGCCATTGAGCGATACCTTGCCATCAAGTCAAATTCATTGTTAAATGTATTATCTAAATTTAGATAAGTACCATAAACACCAGCAGACCCGACAATGGCTGAACCATCATCAACATCAGGTGGTGTGAAAGATTGAAGATTCGGTTCTTCTCTATCTTTCTGTTCTTCAAATTTCCATCCAAATAATGTAGCCATGAAGGTAAACTCCTTATAATAAATTAAACTAAGTGTTTCATTTATTTATCATTCACGATATTTAAAAATAAAAAAACCCACACTGTTCAAAGTGTGGGTTTTTTGTTATATGGTAATAATGTTTAATTATTAACCTGTAAAAGCACCTGATGAAGGAATGACCCATCCACTTGTTTGTTCAACATCACTCGCTTTAAATGGATTATCTGCACCAATTTCACTAGTAGAACTGCTAGTTGTCGGAACTGTTGATCCAGAAGACTTCTCCCAATATTGATAAGCAAAAGTTACACTAAATTCTTCAATAGTATCTTTAGTATCCCAACTTAAATCAATAGCACTGACATTAATTGGAAATGCGTCTTTGAAAAAATATGAACCATAATATTTGGTTTTATTATCATTTATTACATTTCCTTTTTTATCTAATTGATGAACTTCCATATCACCAAATATTTCAGGAGTAGCTCCAAATCCAGTTGCCGATTCAAATATAGCTTTACCTGGTGCCATATATTCAATCCAAGCTTCAAATAAATGTCGTATTTTATAATCCTCATCATTAATAACAGTTACTGTCCAATCTGCAAATGTTCTATCTATAGAAGGAACTTTAAATTCTCTACCTAAAAAATTTATAGGAACACTAGCGATTGTAGATTCTGGTATTTGTGCAGTTTTAATAAAAAATGATGCATAGTTATCATCACTTATACCTAAAGATTCTCTAACACCTGTTAACTGACCATTTGTCGGCAATTTTATTTTAGCATAAAATAGTGATGGTCTTGCTCCTCCACCAGCTAATTTATTTCTTAATGCGGTAACACTGATTCCCATTTATTCTCCTTTGAAAAGTGGGCGCATTGCGCCCGTTATTTCTTATACACCCAAGTCGGTAAAGTCTACTGACTGACCAACTGCTGTGAAGTTTAATTTTATGAAGTTGATTACATATGTCGGTTTTACATATATATCAGCTACAAATTTATTTTCTTCAATAAGTGCATTCGTGTTGTTTGTTTCATCACAAATTACACGGAAATCAGAAATACCTTGTTGTGCCACAACAGTCTCAAGATATTTTTCAGCTACTCTAGCAAATTCGGTCCGAGTAGTTGGTGTATTGAATTCAAATAATCTTGTTCTTGCTTGCGCAACAACAAATTCCTTCAGAGTAATAAACAATCGTCTTACATTAATTCGATCAAATGCACTTGGAATTCTTTGTAATGTCTTATCACCATAAAGAATAGTTCCTTCTCCTCGGAATGTTACAACTGGATTAATTTGATTGACATATAAATCATCACGTTGTTTTTCTGAAGGATTGTATGCTAATTTTACAACGTTCCTAATTGCTCCTCTTGCAGTTCCAGCAGGAGAATACCAAGGTTGAAAATTAGCATCAGTCTGTGCCATCAAACCAGCAATGTCTCCAGATAACGGCAACCATCTGTATGTATCAGCATAACCGTCATATTGATATTTAAAGTTTCCATCCATAATTCCATAAGAACTACTATATACCGCATTTCTCCACTGAATTAAGTTATCAGTTATATCTTGTGGATTTGTAACACCTCTTGCAACTGCACCATATTCGGGAGAAACACAAACTACACAATCCTTTCTATCTTCAGCAACTTGAATCATTTTAGAAATTGCAAGATGATAATTCAATGGATTTGCACTATCATATGTCCATCCAGTTATGAAGAAATCTAGGTCATATGATTCTTTTGCTCTAAACAATTCAATAGCTGCAGTCAAGTCATCATTACCTACTGAGCTACCATTTGTTCCTGCACTAAACGCAGATACGCTTGCATCTGAACCAGATGGACCGAGTGTTACATTGTATGGTACAAATACAGTACCAAGAGAAGGTCCTCCCCAATTGCTTGTATATACTGTGCTATTCAGAGCGTGATTTGCCCAACGTACCCAATCTGAATTTGTATTCACTCTTGTGACATAATATGTTGGTACTCCATAATCATCTTTACCATCATTTGCCAATGATAAAAATGCATATGTCTCTAGCACTTCACCCATATTCCCAGTAATCAAACCTTGATTATCTATTACTACGATATGTAATTGATCATTATAGTTTCCATTTGGGTCATCATTCAATGCACGAATATTATTTGAAGTTGCAGGTTCGCCATTAAATAATTCTGCATATTTCCATGAGCGGTACCATGCAACTGGCGCACCAACTAAAACTTCTCCAATTAAATTTGCATGTAACGTAAGTTGTGTGTCACTATTAACTTTTGAAACTCTAAGTGTTTGACCACTTACGGTAACATGATCTCCAACAGATACTTGTTTAGTAAATGCAGTTCCTACACCATTTAAAAGATTGGTATTATTGGTAAAATATACCATACCCATTAAATTGTTTGGTGAATTTCTTCTTGCTCCATATGAAAATTCTCTAAACTTTGAGCGTTCTTTTACAGTAATTTCTGTCAAGAAAGAAGCATTCAGGTGCACCATTGCAGATGGTGCTGTAGTTGTTCCAACATTTACGAAAGCAGATACTGATTTGTTTCCTGTGTCAATACTGTCTATAAGTAAATTGTATTCATCTGTTCCAACAGTGAAAGAAACTACTTTTTGCTCAGAAACAACACTCAGGTCTTCTTCAAAATAACCTGTTGCTGTGTCCATAAAATTGAAATATGTGTTTGTACCTAGACCATCATTGTGAGCAAATTTTACGTCATATTTACCATCAATACTTGGTGTAAATTCAATCATATTTACATTTGCTGTATTGGCATCTGCCAATCCTACTGTATGTTCTCTTTCTGTAGCAAAACACATGTCTACTTTGAGAGTGTTTCCTAATGTTCCTGGATAACGTGCAATCCAAGAACCATATGAATTTGTACTACCAAAAATAATACCACTGCCGCTGCCATCATTTAAACCACCTTCGCTAATGAGAAGTTTATCGTAGTAATCTTCATCATTGAATACCAATACTGGACTTCCTGAAAATGTAGCATTTTTAGCGGTGCTGTTGTCAACTAACCTTACAACATTTAAGGTTTCTCCATACTCTAAGAAGTTTTTGCCATTAAACCATTCAACGTAGTTATCATTTGTTGGTTTTCCAAATTCCAAGGCTAATTCTGTTTCGTTTGATACTAAAGTTGGAATCATTGCAGGTCCCCAAGTAAAGCGACCAATGACTCCACCTACACTACCTTGTGAAACGGTTACTTGACGAATCGAATTGTCAATTTCATTCGTAACAATTCCCGGTGAGAGTGGAAAATCTGCCATGTTGTATCCTTTTTATGATGCTTGTTATATATAAAAAATACATCAAAAAATAAATTACAATTAATTAATTTTTTTATTTAAAGATATTTATCAATTTTCGACTTTGTGAAGACCTTCAAACAGCCATTTATTTTGTCTAAGCATTTCAATATCTTGAGTTTCGTTTTCTTCATCAAATGATGGTGCGATGAATTCATCCATACCATCATTTAAAAATCCAAAAGGTAAATAATTTTCTTCATTTTCTTTTTCTTCCACATATCGCATTAAATTTTCACGTATATTACTATCATACAATTCTTTAAAATATTCTTCATCTACCATCCAAGAAAATAAAACAAGTGTCATCACACAATCATCATGTTTTCCATTTTCTGCCTTATATGAACCAGATTTTGCATCAACTGAAAAGGTTAAAAATTCTCCAACTGTATCAGCGTCAGTTACTAATAATTGATCTTTTTCGACTAACATTTTTAAATTAGAACATCCTATTCTCTTTACTCTTGGTGTTGTGGTAATTCCAAATTTAGCACCTTTATGGAAACCACTGGATAATGAAGTTTTCATATCTCGCTTAACAGTTGTAAATATGTTTTCATATTCTAAATCTTGTGTTAACACATCAGTTACTTGTGAACCAATATTATTTTCTTCTACAAGAACATATGCTTTATTATATTGTAGTGCTGCATTGTGAATTACTCTGGCATATATGATCGGTTGAATTGTATTGTCTCTGAATACAGCAACAACTCTAAATGGTTTCATAGAAACATCTATCACAGAAAATACAGAAAAATCTTGTTCTCTTCCTTTTGAAACATCCGCCACAATTACATAATCATGACCCTCTTCCACATCTTTATAAATTTTTAAATTCTCAGTTTGTTTTGAAGGTCTTTCAATTGGCATATCTTTAAGTTTATTAGAACTGATAAGTGTTGATGTACTTCCTAAGAATTGACAACAATGTTCTACAAGAAACTTCTCTTCTCCAAATTGAGCAACAGTTTTCTTTTTCCATTCATCATCTCTATCTGGTCTTTGATGCCACATCACTTTGTATGGAACAAAATCATTCACACCTGCTTCTGCTTCTGTCCAAAATTTATAGAAGTGATTTAATCCTTTTGGTGTGGATGTCATGACAACTTTAGATGTCGTACCAGAAGAAATAGTAGGATAGGTAGCTGACCAGAAAATATCAAAATTATCCACAAAGGCACATTCATCCACATAGAGCAAGTTGATAGTCTCACCACGAATGCTGTCTCCTGTTGATGCTGATACCATCACAGAGCATCCATTCTCAAGTTCAATTGAATTTACATTCCATGATAAAACACCTTGTTGCATCCATAGCGGTATGTGTTCATATGCTTGCTTGATGAGTCTTAAACTCTTTCTGGCGGTCTTTGTATAGTTGGCGAGAATTGCAACGTTCTTTGAGCTATTGAAAAGAATATAATGAAGAATATATCCACAAACGGTAGTTGTCTTGGAAATCTGTCTTGCTGACAAAACAATTGTGTTTCTATTTTGGTGAACAAGATTTATTATGTCCTCCTGATAATCCCATAATTTAATGATTTGTTTACCTTTATCAATAGTTACAATTTGAAAATAATTATTTAAAAAATAAACAACATCATTTTTACATTTAATATATTCTTCAATTTGTTCACGTTCAAAAGGAATTTCTTGTCCAACTCTTTTAAGTCTAGGATTGTTTTTATAGTTTTGTAACTGAACTGACATAATTCGCCTTTTTGGAAATGAATAAATAATATAAACTGTCTATCTATTTATTTCAAGGAGATTTTATATATGAAGAGTTTTTTAGGATTTCTGAAAGAACAATCTACTTTAGTAGATGAAGGACTTTATATAGGAGAAGATTTTCCTGCTGGTAAATATACATCAACAAAAAGTCAACCTATTACGAATAAAACGCAATTAGGTTATTATTTATATTTTGTAGAATATGCTTCTCTCACCAGTAAAAATGTAAACAATATTTATTTTGGAATTAAACATAAGCCAGGTGAAGATGGAAATCCTGATTTATTTTGGGGATCACTAAGAACAAGAGCAACTGGAAAAAATGACATTTTACATAATAAAAAATATTGGACTGATAATGTAATAGATTGTGATGATGATAAATGTTCTCCAGATACAACAATAAAAAGTAGTAAAATATATTTGTCATCTTCGTCAAATAAAAATCCAGAAAGTTTACCAAATACATTTTTTGTTGGATTAACACAAGATAAAAAATTTCATCCTTGGATTATGAATACTGCAACATTAAAATATGTTAAGCAGGCTGCAAATAAAGGTGATAGTAAGATTACAGTTTTACCAATAGAAAAATCAAGAAACAAAAAAATACCATCACCACTAGAATATGCATATAAAATTTATGTAATAGATGATATGACGGAATTGAATAGTACACTAGAAACTGTATTAAAAAATCCTACTTCTAAATTATCTTCTGAAGTGAAAGATTTTTTCAAAGAGATGAAAGATAAAGAACAAATGTTATTATCTATGTTGGTTGAATTGGCAGCAGATGATGTTATTAAAAAATATTATCAAAC